CCCTGAAGAAAAAGGATTAGAGGCTTAAGAGGGTTTCAGGGTCGGGTACTCAGCCCCTGACCCCTATCCTCTAACCCCTAACACCTAATTAAAATGGCAAAAGAAGAAAAAAATACACCCGTCGTAGGGGCGAATGGCAATTCGCCCGAAATTGATAACGCCTCTACCGAAAGCAACGATACACAAGCGCAAGCCCTCAACGAGCGTGAAAAAGCTCTCAACGAGAGAGAAGAAGCCCTCAACGAACGTGAGAAAGCTCTCAATGAGGTTGAAAAACAGCTCAACGCTCGCGAACAACAACTCGACCAATATGAGGAGCAACTCAAGGGAACTCCCGAAAAACCAACAGAAGAAGCCCCTCGCAAAGGTCACGAGTTTACATTCCGCAATGTGAGTTACAAGTTTGCTGACGATGCGCCTCAAATGTTGCTTATCGGAGGTGAAGCCCTGTCACAAGAAGAAATCGCTAATGACGAGGATCTACTCCTCCAACTCATCGGCGGACACTCTCCCCTTATTAACAAATTAACAAAGTAAGATTATGGCAAAAAATTGTTTTGATAACGTTCCCCACGAAAGCCTCGATGCTTGTCCTAACGACGAAGTAAGTGGAGGCATCAGCACACGCATTTTGTACGCCCCCAAGGCGTTTGTCGATAAATGCGTATTGCCCGCCAATACAGGCGAACTCGGCAAAGCCAACACCATCGAAGACGGTAACCTTACCCTTATCGCTTCCAAATCCTTTAAGGGTATCGATGCACAGATAGACGAGGGAGAACTCAAAATCACACTCGTTGGCAATGCTGGCAATAAAAAAGCGAAAACCGAGTTAGAGTTTAAAATAGCTCGCTTTAGCGATGTAACCCTCGACTTCATAAACCGTTACAAAAACGTACCGATGATTTTCGTAGTCCCCGATGCCCAAGGCACGCTATGGGTAATAGGCACCAAGATCAACCCTGCTTATATGGATACTGCCGAAGCCACTACAGGCAAAAAAGCCGAAGATGATAGCGGTATTACCATCAAAATCATCACAAACTCTAAACCGTACAAGTATGCAGGAACAATCGCCGAAGCCTAAGACTATCACAAATGACGAGAAGCAAATAACGAATGCCGAATTACAAATTGCGAATGATTCGGCATTCAAATCATTGCTACCTAATGGCACTGCCTACTTCACCAAACCCAAAGAATTAGGGGGCGGTTTGGAGGCAGTAGATTTGAGTCGTATTCCTTATAATGTCAAAAGCCTATACATCGCGGGCTTTCCTTACTATGCTTTGCAAGAAGAAGCTGCCGAGTTATTAAAATCACTCAGCACCGAAACCCTGCAACAACTCATAGAAAAGAAAAAACAACAATACCCGCCCGATGTCCCTATTTTGGAATGCGCCTTGGCATTGAAAAAAACTGCTCAGTCCTAATGTCTAATTACCGAGAACAATACAAGCGTTTACTCAGCGAGTACGAACGCCTTGGAGGCAATCTTCAAGGCGTTCCTCGCTTTTATTCATTGGAGAACGAGGCAAAGCTCAAAGCAAAACTAAAAAGCCTCACCCCCCGTTCCCCCCTCTCCGAAAGCGAGGCGAACAATCCGAAATCAGTAACATCATCTACTTCAGTGCTTCCCCTCTCCTCTGGAGAGGGGTCAGGGGTGAGGATTATAGCCGATTATCCCCAAGCCCTGCACCCCATATACCTTGCCAAGAAAAAACACTGGCTACAAGCCTGCTCGCTCAAGCTACAGCTTAATGCCCTCCCAGCCCACCAAGAAAGCCAAGCCCGCGCCCTACAGCAGCAGCTATGGCAACTATTCGAGGAAATGGACGCCTGCGATACCGTGCTCGACCATTGGAGTAAGTACAAACGCATATTGCTACCTGCCGCCCCCTCCCAAGAAGAAGCCTTAGATAAATTGAGCCCTACACAACTGGTACAACGCCTGCACACCCTGCGTAGCAATATCGTATCGAGGGAAAAAAGCCTTAGAAAATGGGTACTAAAAGCCGAGAGCCAAGAGGAAGAAAATTTTACTTTGATAGAAAAAATATTCAGAAAAACCGAAGAATTAAAGCAACTAAAACTGTTAGTAAAAACAATTGAAAAAAAGATAAATGTAAAATAACATTTTAGGAGGATAAAAAAGTCCTCCGTTATTAAATAAAAAATTCCTACATCTTTTAAAATAATAGCCATCAGGCACGGAGGACTTATGTTTTTCCGCCTGCTGGCTATTTTATTATTTAGATGTAGGAGGTGCAAAGATACAAAATAATTTCAAATAACAAGTAAAATAATGAAATCTATATCAAAAATTTGGCAAAGAACACCCATAAGTTATTATGGAGGGAAACAAACTATGCTTCCTCATATTCTACCACTAATACCCCAACACAGAATCTATACAGAGCCTTTCTTTGGCGGAGGAGCTGTATTTTGGGCTAAAGAACCAACAAAAACAGAAATTATAAATGATTTCAATGCTAATGTTTTCAACTTCTATAAAGTATTGAAAACTGATTTTGAAGAATTAAGAATGTTAATAGAAAAAACTATTATCAGCCGTGATGCTTATAAATCAGCATTAGTAATTTATAACACACCCCATTTATTTTCAGAAAAACAAAGAGCGTGGGCATTTTGGTTTGCTACAAATTTTGGTTTTTCTAATCAAGTAATGAATTGCAGAATTACTTCTAATTCAAAAAATGTAAAACTTTTGAATAATAAAATAGAAAGTTTTACTGATGTATATTCCCAACGATTGAAAAATGTACAATTAGAGAACAATGATGCTTGTGAAGTAATTCAAAAACGAGATTCATTAGATACATTTCACTATTGTGATCCTCCTTATGTTGGGGCTAACCAAGGTCATTATGGTGGTTATACACAAGAGCATTTTAATGAATTGCTAAAAACTTTGTCTCAGATTAGAGGAAAATTTATTTTGAGTTCTTATCAGAATGAGGAGCTGACAAAGTATGTTAATCAATTTGGTTGGAAACAACACAAAGTATTACTACACTTAGGAAGTAGTCACACAAAAAACAAAAAAAGACAAGAAATATTAACTTTAAATTTTTAAATATGCAAGAAATATTAGCACCTTTAGAATGGTATACCGTTCAAAGAAAAGTTTCGGAACTTGTCCCTTACGAATACAACCCCCGAAAAATATCCGATTTAGACAAAGAACGTCTCAAAAAATCATTAGAAAAGTTCAATTTGGTAGAAATTCCTGTGATTGATATTGACAACACTCTCATTGGAGGACACCAAAGAGTAATAATTCTCTTTGAGTTAGGAAGGGGAGAAGAAATCATAGATGTTCGTATCCCTAATAGAAAACTTACAGAGGATGAATTTAAGGAATACAATCTTAGGTCAAATATCCTAAATGGTGAATTTGACTATGAGAAAATATCTGAGTTTTTCTCTGATATCAACCTTACAGAAATAGGTTTTGATATTAATTCGTTTAATGATTTTATTCAATCAGAAAACGCTGTGAAAATAGAAATAGAAGAAGAAGTAGATATTACTCCTCCTAAAAACATTCAATCTAAGGAAGGTGATATTTTTGAATTAATTTCAACACAGAAAGGAATTACACATAAAGTTATCTGCGGTGATTCGACCAAAGAAAAAACTTACAAAAAACTACTTGGGAATGAGATTTTTCAATTAATAGTTACGGACCCTCCTTATAATGTAAATTATGAAGGTGGAACCAAGGATAAGCTGAAAATTAAAAATGACAAAATGAGTGATAGTGCTTTTTTTGAGTTTCTTTATGATTTTTATCAAAATACTTTTAACCACTCAATGATTGGTTGCCCTACTTACATCTTTTACTCAGATTCTGAAGCCGTAAACTTTAGAACCGCAATGCAAAAAGCTGGATATAAGATTTCAAGTGTATTGATTTGGGTAAAAAATCAATTTGTTTTAGGGAGATTAGACTACCACATGAAGCACGAACCTATATTGGTAGGAGAAATTGAAGATGTAGAGAATGTAGAGAATGTAAAAAAACATCAACCAATTCTCTATGGTTGGCAATCAGAAGGTAAACACCCTTGGTATACAGATAGAAAACAGTCCTCTGTTCTTGAGTTTGATAAACCTAAAAAAAATGCAGATCATCCTACTATGAAACCTATAGAACTTATAGGTTATCTTATCAAGAATAGTTCACAACAAAAAGATATTGTAGGAGATCTATTCCTTGGTTCAGGATCTACTCTTATAGCTTGTGAAATGAATTGGAGAATGTGTAGAGGGGTAGAGTTCGATCCTCAATATATGGATGTAATTATACGCCGTTGGATAGCCTATATGAAAACAAATCATTTAGGTTTTAAAATTATTTGTAATGGAGAAGAACTTCCACAGGAAAAAATAAACCTCTTTTTAGCAAAAGAAAGTGAATAAGTTTTTTCAAAAGTTAAAGTTTTCTAATATACTGAAAATAAATTGATTATAATTTGCAAGGTTCATAAATATGTTGTTACTTTGCATCGTAGTTAAATGATAATCAATATATTACAATTATGACAGTAGAACAAATTTTAAATCAGAATTCAACTAAAAAAGAAAAAGCTTTTGCATTTTATTCATTAGGTTACACTCGCCAACAAGTAGCAGATTTACTATGCAATGGAAATTATGGTTATGCCCATAATATGTGGAAAAAATGGAATGAAATTCAATCTACTATGCCATTGGACAATGTTTTTGAATTTTTATTCAACAGACGTTTTGGAGTAGAGATAGAATTCTTTGGTGCAGCACAAAGTACTTTAGAAAGAAACTTGAGAGCAGAAGGAATAAGATATGAGTTTGAACGTTATAATCACGAAACTCGTAATCATTGGAAGTTCACTACTGATTCAAGCATTCGTGGAGATTATCCATTTGAAATGGTGAGTCCTATACTACAAGGATGTGAAGGGCTTCAAAGTTTAAAGAAAGCTACTACAGCTCTCCGTTTAAGTAAAACAAATGTAAATACAAGTTGTGGTGTTCACATTCATTTAGAAGTTAATGATTATTCCTTAGAGAATATGAAAACATTAGTTAAAAACTTTTATATATTGGAAAAGCAATTTGATAAGATGATGCCTGAGAGCCGTAGAAATAACCAATATTGTAAAGGTTTATCTATCTTAGGAAGTAAAGACACTTTCTTTTCTAACCTTAATAATTGCAGAAGTGTTCGTGAGATAGTAAGTTTATTCAATACTCGTTATTTAAAGTTGAATTTACAAAGTTATCTCAAATATGGTACGGTTGAATTTAGGCAACACTCAGGCTCTACAAAATTCAGTAAAATCAAAAATTGGATATTGATTTGTGCGCGTTTGGTAGAGTTCTCAAAACAAAATATTTTATTATCAAATTTAGAAACAATCTTAAATGAAGAACTTACAGAATATTTTGAAGAGCGGGTATTGGATTTTGCTTAGTAATTATTATCTTTGCCCCCGTATGAAACAGGTGATGATAATAGATACAGGAGAAACTTTCACGGCAGATGATTGCCGTGAAATAGTTTCTTCTTTGAAAAGAATGAATGCTTTTACCTATAATTTGGATAATAACACTTATATGCTTCAATATGCCAAACGAGCTGTATTATGGGGTAATTTAGATATTAGAGCTACAGATGAAGATGCATTTGTAGAAGATCTAATGAAGAACAATATTATTGAGGTTTTCCCTTTGGAAAAACTAAATTGATTATATTTAACTACTTAAAAAGTCTTTCTTTGAATAAGAGAAAGACTTTTTTTTATTGTAATCTTGCAAGGGTAAAATATTGTTTATACTTTTGTATTTCTAAATAAAACTAACACGAATGGAAACAAAAGAACTAAACTCTTATTTTGGTAATACACTAAAATCACAATTACCAAAAGACTTTGTTCAACTTATAGACAAAGTAGAACAACTAACCCCTGAAGAAAGAGAAATCTTTCAAACCGCTATGATTCGTTCCAGCGAAAAACATTTAGGAAAAATTTCTAAGTACATTTCTTTCTTTTTTTGGCTTACACTCATCGGGATTGTATGTACAATTATTCTATTTTTACAAAACACTAAATAGGTTAGTATGAAAAAGATTTTAATTATTATCTCCTTCCTTAATGCTTTTTTTGTTTCAGCTCAGAGTGAAGACCTTACTAAACCTTACACATTTACTGAAGTAGTTAATGTAACACCTAATCTTACAGCCAAAATGCTGTATACTAATGCTAAAATTTGGTTTACAACAGTCTATAAAGACCCTCGTGAAGTAGTCTTGTTAGATGACAACGAGAATTTTATTCTTATGGGTAGAGGCACTATCAAATATGATAGCCAAATTTTCGTTGGTTTTAAAGCAAGAGAAGGATGGATAACCTATGATGTTAAAATAATGTGTAAAGATGGTAAATACAAATATGAATTTACAAATTTTTATCATAAAGGAGCTTCTCATTCATTAGGACTTGTTACTAATGAACTTTATTTACCCACTTTTACAGGTGCTTTTGGAGGTTCAGAAAAATATAAAGTAAAAGTAACAACAGAACTAAGAGCTATGATATATTTAAAGATTACATCTCTAATTGATAATTTAAAAATAGCAATGGATAAACCTCTCCCTACACAAGAGAATTGGTAAACTTTAAAAAAATAAAGAAATAACCTGCAAAAATTTTGTAGGTTATTTTTTTGTTCTTACTTTTGCAACGCGTAATCAAGAGCAACACTTGTACAATGTTGCAAGAAAATAATTATTATAAAATATTCCGTGAAGGTGTGTATAGTAGTAATGCTATACAACAAAAGCATCCGTGCTCTTGATTACGCAACACCCACTCACGGATTTTTTTATTTCTTCAACACAATGAACGACTACAAAGAAATTCTCAAAACATTACTCTTGCGGTATTATTCTCCACAATTTTCGGGGACTGTAGCAAAAGCGTATCACACCACCTCGCAGGTGCTCGCTATGGCGCAGGGCGTAATCCCTAACGAACCCATAGACCAGCACGATGTGTACGATGTACTTCAAGAATTAGGGTTCACCATCGAACTGGTACAAACCCCCGATGATAGGCTTGTCTATTGTTGGTGTATGTACAAAAAAAACCTGCTCCTCGAACACGTGTTTTTTTTTTCTTTTTTCTTTTTTTTTT